AGTTTGATAACATGTTTAGTTATGGTGAGGGTAACATAATTGATTTCACAAAACTAAAAGGCACTATCGGATTATTTGCACCAAATGCAAGTGGTAAATCAAGCATCATGGATGCACTTGCATTTTGTGTATTTGATAAGTTTAGTAAAGGGTTCAAAGCATCACATGTTTTAAATACTCAAAAGATGAGCTTTCGTTGTAAATTTAATTTTGAGGTCAACGGTGTTGATTACTTTATTGAACGTGATGGTAAATCCGATAAAAAAGGAAATGTTAAAGTTGAGGTTAAGTTCTATAAAATAGAAAACGGTAATGAAGTACCATTAAACGGAGAAGCTCGGCGAAGTACAAATGATATAATCAGAGATTACGTAGGCACGTATGAAGATTTTATTTTAACGGTTCTTAGTATACAAAATAGTAAGGCCGGATCTTTTATCGATCTGGGTCAAACTGAACGTAAAGATTTGTTGTGCCAATTTATGGGATTAACTGTATTTGATCAATTGTATAATTTGGCAAATGATAAGTTTAAAGAAACAAATACACTTTTAAAGAATGTAAGCAAAGAACAGTTACTACAAGAATTACAAAATGTATCCAGTAGTATTGATAGTAATAATACAAGTATTACACAATACAATTTAGAAGTAAAAGACTTAGAATCTAAAAAAGATGATCATAATAACAAGTTATTAGAACTATCAAATAATGTTATTAAGACATCTTCGTTTGATATTGACATTACTAAACTAGAATCCGAAAAGAAATCTTTAGAATCTAATATCAATAGATTTGAAAAAGATATCAATGATAAAAAGACCAAGTTTTCATCTATTGAAACTGAGTTATATAGTTTATCTTCTTCATTAAAAAGTTGTGAAAATATAGAAACCGATTATGATCAATATAAAATTTATAAAGATGAAGAATCAAAAAAATCTTCAGAAATTGATAAGCTTAAAGTAGTAGTTAAAAATAAAATTGATAAACTTAAAAAATTAGAAGAACACAAATATGATCCTAATTGTACGTATTGTATAAATAACGTTTTTGTGAAAGATGCTATCAAGACTAAAGAAGAACTGGAACATGATAAAAACAAAGGAAAATTATTGGTAGAAGAATATAATGTTATTAAATCTAAGTTAGATTTTTTTGGTGACATTGAATCTCGTTACAAAGAATGTCAACGTGTAAATTCTGAAAAGGTTAGATTAGAAAAATCCAAAGAGATTTTGTCTACAGCAATACTACGTGATGAAAATTTTAAAATCAGATTACAAAACGATTTGAGTAATGTAATTCATAATATTGAAAATTTTTATAAAAATAAAGATATTATTGAAAATAACATCAAGTTAATAACAGAAATTGATGTTGTAAAATCTTCTATCAAAGATTATGAATCTCAGATTAAATCATTGAATAATAAATTGTTTAATATTTCTACGGAAAAAGGAAGACTTGAGTTGCAGTATAAAAATACTACCGATCAACTTAGCAAAGTTAAAGAGCTTGAAGATTCGTATGAGTCTTATAAACTATATACCAATGTTATAAGTCGGGATGGAATTCCGTATGAAATTATTACCAAGACTTTGCCTGAAATTGAAAAAGAAGTTAATAATATTCTTCAACAGTTAGTTGAGTTTACAGTAACTATGCAAACAGATGGTAAGAATATTATGACTAATATAGTTTATGACGATAAACGTTGGCCACTTGAAATGGCAAGTGGCATGGAGAAGTTTGTAAGTGGATTAGCAATTAGAGTTGCTTTAATTAATATTAGTAATTTGCCTAGACCAAATATTATTTGTATAGACGAAGGATTTGGATGTGCTGACAGTGATCATTTGGGTCAAATGGGCGTGTTGTTTAATTATTTAAAACATCAATTTGAGTTCATATGGATAATCAGCCATTTGGACCAAATGCGTGATATGGTGGATACCAGAGTGGAAATAAAAAAAGAAGGAGGATATAGTAAAGTAGTATGTATTTAATATTATGAAAATTTTGTTTATAACACCTCACTTATCTACCGGAGGAGCTCCTCAATACCTTTTAAAAAAAATATTAGAATTGATAAATAACCACGAAATTTATTGTATTGAATATTCAAATATTACAGGAGGAGTTTTGGTTGTTCAAAGATCACAGATAGAACAATTATTGGGTAATAAACTTATAACTCTGACGGATAATAAAACCGAATTGATCGATCATATAAAAAATATAAATCCGGATATAATTCATTTAGAAGAATTGCCCGAATATTTTTGTGACCGAGAAATATCCAAAAAAATATATACCAATGAACGATCATATAAGATCATAGAAACCTCACACGACAGTAGTTTTAATATTTCACAAAAACAATTTTTTCCTGATAGTTTCGTTTTTGTTAGTGAGTATCAAAAAAACATGTTTTCACCGTTATCTATACCATCTTACGTGGTAGAGTATCCTATATCATATAAAGTAAAAACTGATCGTAATAAATCACTTTTAAATCTCGGATTGGATCCTAATAAAAAACATTTTCTGAATGTTGGGTTGTTTACTTCTAGAAAAAATCAGTCTGAAATTATTGATTATGCCAGAAAATTATTAGATAAAAACGTACAATTTCATTTTGTCGGTAACCAAGCGGATAATTTTAAAAGCTATTGGGAACCTTTAATGAAAAGTTTTCCTGCAAATTGTAAATGGTGGGGAGAAAGACGAGACGTTGATACGTTTTACAACGCTATGGATGTTTTTATTTTTACTTCAAGAGGACACGCTAACGATAAAGAAACAAGTCCTTTAGTTTTAAGAGAAGCAATTGGTTGGAATATGCCTATATTGATGTATAATCTACCTGTATACTGTGGGATGTACAATAAATATAAAAATATTACGTGGTTAACTAATGATTTGGAAGATAATCTATTTTTAATAAAAAATTTCATATCTGATACCGTTATCAATGAGTCTACCGACCCCAAAACAACATTAGATACATCTGTTAAAATTAATAATTTATTCAACGTTAAGTTTGAAAATTCAAATAAAATTGTTTTTGAATATTTAAGCGATAAAAATATAGAATGTCACGTTGTTATAAAAGATGTTGATTCAAATATTCCTATCTATAATTTTAAGAATATTTTTTATAAAAATTCGACATTTTGGACCATTCCTATTCCAACACACGTGTTTGATTTTGAAAAAGAAGATACGTTTCGTGGATTTTTAATAGAAATATATGATCTAAATAAAAAAATAATAACGTCTACGGAATTGTATATTGATAAAAATAGAAAGAATGATAAATTTAAATTTAATATAATAAATCCTTTTGATTTGTTATTTCACAACTATCTAGAAATGTTTGTGAAAAAAAATTATGATTGTTATGGTATAGATAATTTATCTACAGTTATAGATATAGGTGCAAACTCAGGATTATTTTCTAAACTGTGTTTTGATAAAAACGCAAAACAAATTTTTGCTATAGAGCCAAACATAAATTGTTTATCAAACTTACGTAGTATTTTTAACGACGAAAACAGAATTACAATTATTAATAAAGCTATCTCTGACTTTGTGGGGACGGTTGATTTGTATACAAACGATGATTGTACTACGTTAAGTTCTTTATATAAAGAACACGCTAATACTAATACTTGTACTCAAACCGTAGATTGTACTACTTTGGAAAAAATAGTTAATGATTATAACATTAAACAAATATCTCTGCTTAAACTAGACGTAGAAGGAGCCGAGTATTCTATATTAGAAAATCTAAACAAAAATATTTATGATATCACCGATTCAATTTTATTGGAATATCATGACAATAAAGACAAACGTGTTAAAAAGCTAGTGGAAATATTAGAATCACATGGATTTAGTATTTTACAAGTTAGAAATCACAGTAAAAATAACGAAGATATAATTGACAATTATCTAAATATAGATAATGCAACTATATATGCAAAAAAAGAAAATAAAAAAGAGTTACTAGTTACTGATATAGAATTCCTTAAAAAAGAAATTGCTAATATAAAAGGAATTTGCCATGTAGGATCTCACGTAGGAGCTGAAGTTAAAGAATATGTTAAAAATGATGTAGATACAATGGTTTGGGTCGAAGCCAATTATTTAATATTAAATAAATTAATTAATAATACGGCTAAGTTTGGTAAAAAACAATATTGGTTACCGTTTACTCTTTATAATAAAGATGATATAATTAAAAATTTTAATATATCAAATAACGAAGAAAGTTCTTCCGTTTTAGAGTTAGGAGAAGAACATAAAAAACAATATCCACACATTCACTATAATAATAAAATATCGGTATTGACAAAAAGATTTGATACATATGTCAATAGTCAGACTGATTTTAATTGGAATGATATTAATATGTTAGTAGTAGATTGTCAAGGATCAGATTTACAGGTTTTAGAAGGATTCGGAGATTTACTACACTCACCTTCGTTAAAGATAATAAAAACAGAAGTAAACATAGGTAATATGTATGAAGGAAATGCTTCGGAAGAAGATATAGTTAAATATTTGTCAAACTTTAATTTTATTAAAAAGTATTGGTTTTACACATATCATCAGTGGGGCGATATTGTTTTTGTTAAAAATTAATCATATGAAATTAAGCGTAATAATACCGTGTTATAAATTTGAAGAGTACATAGAGGAATGTGTAAATTCTGTACTTAATCAACAAGTTGATTTTGAATATGAAATAATAGTTAGGGATGATGGTTCTAATGATAACACTTACAATATTATTCATAGTAAATTTTCTCATTTAAAAAATTTGAAATTGTTGGATAACAGTGTTAATTACGGCGTTTCTCACAATCCAATCATTCTTAATAAAGAATGTAAAGGCGAATACGTATTTTATATAGATGGAGACGATTATCTTACAGATATAAATTATTTTCAAAGAGCCGTTAGTTTTTTAGACAATAATAAACAATATGTAGTCTATTCTTCTGGATGTAAGTATAAACAAAATGATAAAATATTTCCAGAAACACACTGGGTTTGTAGTTCTTTAAAGATTGTTAAATTGAAAGATCTGCTTATAACAAATTATATTTGTTTTGGTAGAGTGTATAGAAGATTAGAAATAAATACAATGGATAAATTTTTGAATTATCCATATCCCGATTGGATTTTTAATTTTGAACTTTTAAAAAACGGCGATGGTTATTGTGATAATGATAAATGTGTTGGAATTTATAGGTTTAGAGAGTCGTGTGTATTTAGTACTAAAACCGATGAGGAAAAAAATGTTAATAATGAAATAATAAAAAGAGAATTAGAACGTAGATATGTACATCATGTAAATAAAACTATTACTATAATTGATAGTTTTGTTCATAACGATGCTATCAAAAATAAACTAAGTAATACTTTAAATTGGATGAAAGAAGATGGACACGAAGTACTCTTAGTTTCTAATACTCTTATAGACATAAACATTATAAACGGAGTTAAATATTATTTATATGATAGTAATAATAACCTGTTTAGTGATACCTATACTAATTTACCGTATTTAGATACTTGGAAATTAATTGGTAATATGGAATGTCACGATATATCTTATAGTCTCCAAAAACACGGTTTATCTGTATTAATAAATTTATTTAATTCTTTAATGTATGCTAAAAATTTGGGCTATACACATTTTCAAAGATTTGAAGTTGACGATTTGTACGGACCAAACTCTAGAAAATATATAAAAAATATTCCATTAGAATGTTTTTTTCAAAATAAAAAAGGATTATTTTATTACAATGATAATAATAATCCACCGGACATATCTTTTCACTATTTCTATTGTGAAATAGACTATTTTTTAAATAAAATTAAAAAAATAACATGTGAATTAGATTATAAAAATTATTTACATGAAATTTATAATAATAATGATTTTAAAATAGTAGAAGTTTTTATATACGATTATCTTAAAAAAAATAAAGACGATGAAATTTTAAAAAAATCCGGTGGAGATCAAATGAAAAATGATTTTAAAGATACCATATGGAATACTGAAACCTCGGTATCTAATTACGACAGTAAATATAGAGGATGTACCACAAGATTGTATAAATACAAAGATGAATATATATTACTAACATATAATTATACACCCAACGAAATTAAAAGATTTATAAAAGTAGAATTTACGGATAATACAACTACATATATTAATCACACGGTTTCTTGTATACATGCTTGGAATTTTAATAATTTGAGCAAAAATACAAAAAAAATAGATGTTTATCAAAACGATATTTTGTTGTATACTGAAAAAACAGAAGATGTAAGTAGTTATATAAATTAAAAAATTGATATTTAAAATGAAAATTGTACAAGTACATCCAGGCATTTTACCAATTCCACCAAATGGTTGGGGGGCGGTTGAAAAAATTATATGGGAATATAAAAAAGCTTTTGAGAAAATGGGTCATGTATGTGACATTTTATATTTAAATGATATAGATCCATCTAAATATGATGTAATACACGTACACGTTGCAAATTTAGCAATTATGCTTCGTAATAAAAATATTCCTTATTTTTTTACATGTCACGATCACCACGCTTTTTTGTATACAAAAGAAAGTAATGTTTTTAAAGAAAATTACGAAGCCGCTAAATATTCTTTGAAGACTTTTGTACCAGCAAAGTATTTGGTTGAATATTTTGATTTAAAAAACGTTTTATATTTAAGTCACGGTGTAAATAACGAATTTTTTAAACCGTCACAAAATAATTTTAACACACATCGTTTGTTATGTGTTGCTAATAACGGTATAGCTCACGATAAATCGTATGATAGAAAAGGATTTTCATATGCTATACATGCAGCTGAGAAATTAAATTTACCTATTACCATAGCAGGTCCAGAAAATAATAAACATTTTTTTAAAAAATTCAATTCCGACTATGAAAAATTAACTTTAAAATTTAATTTAAACGAACAAGAATTATTAAAAGAGTACCAATCACATTCAATATTTTTACATTTATCAGATTTGGAAGCTGGTCATCCAAATTTAACTTTGTTGGAATCAATTGGGTGTGGATTACCAATAGTAGGAACATACGAAAAAAATAACGAATTGGAAGGTTTGTATAAAGTTGAAAGAGACGTTGACTGTATTGTTAATGGCATCAATTATGTCATTGCTAATTATGAACAATTTAAAAATAAATGTTTATTTACATCAAAAATTAAAAGTTGGGATAATATTGTAATGAATTTAATTAACATATATAACAATCAAACGATGGCTACACAATTGGTGGACATATACAATAATACAGAAATAACTTATAAGTCTCCAATTAATCCGATTGAAATCAAAAACGAATTTGTTTTTGATTTCAATAATGGACCAAAAGTAGAAATATTAGGATCAATCACGAAAAAATATAATATAAAAATGAAAGATCTTAATTCAAGTCAAATATTATATGAAACCGATATCACCAATAATATGTGGTGTGTAGCTAGTAAAAAATATTATATTCCGTGGAGAATTGAAATAAAAGATATAGAAACAAATGAAATTTTTATATACGATCTTAATTTAGAAAATAAAAATGTTAAAATAATAAACGAGTCTCCTTCACTTGGAGATTATATATCGTGGATTTCTTATATTGATAAATTTCAGAAAACTCATAAGTGTATAGTTGATATATACACACCAAATAAAAATATATTTAAAGACTCATATCCAAATTTAAATTTTTATAATTATAATCAAAATTTAAATAGTAATTATTTTGCTACATATAGAATAGGTTGTTTTGACCCATCCGACAGAAATTTATCACCTAAAGATTATAGAGAACAAAACTTACAAGAAATTTCGGCAAATATTCTTGGTTTTGATTACGTAGAAATAACTCCTAGTATAATTGTGAACAACACTACACGTAAACTTGATGAAAAATACGTATGTATTTCTACTGCATCAACGTCAGGTTGTAAACATTGGCAATATGACGGTGGATGGCAAAAAACTGTAGATTATTTGAATAAAATCGGATATAAAGTAGTTGTCATTCAAAAAGAACCGTTAAATTACATGGATTTAAAAAATTTATATAATGTGGTTCATCCAAAAACAGAAAATATCAATGATGCGATAAATTGGCTTTATAACTGCGAATTTTTTATAGGATTGAGTTCGGGTATTAGTTGGCTTGCTTGGGCATTACGTAAACCTGTAATTTTAATAAGCGGATTTACTAAAACTTTCAATGAGTTTTCCACTCCTTATAGATTAATAAACGAGTCGGTTTGTAACGGTTGTTGGAACAATAGTTTGTACAAATTAGACGGAGGAGATTGGAATTGGTGTCCTGTTAATAAAAATACAAAAGATCACTTTATATGTACTAAAACTATAACTCCCGATCAAGTAATTGATACAATCAATAAATTAACGGTTGATAAAAATTTGTTATAAAATAAAAAAAGATATAATAAATAGTTTAATCTTCCTTTTTTTATTTTATATTTATTGATTAAATATAACTTTTGAAAGGATATTAACATTATGCCAATACAAGAAGGAGGCACATTTGCCCCAACACAAAATATAGTAAGTCCAGGCGTTTTTACCAGAGAAAACGATCTGTCGGGTTTAGCACAAGGAGTCGCTAACATCGGTGGTGCTATAGTAGCACCATTTTCTGACGGGCCCGCATTTTTCCCAGCAACTTTAACAGATGTAGCTACATTAGAAAATCGTTTCGGTGTTGCTGACGGTGTATATTACGGTCCATATACAGCAAAAGAATATCTACAACAACAAGGCATTGTCACAGTTGTTCGTGTAGGTGGTTTAACTGGTTACTGGCAAAAGAATCCATTACTTGTTTATGCACAACCAGGTACGTGGAATCGTGGATCAGATGCCGGTGCTATTACAACCGCATCATTCATGTATTTGGACGATACAAATTATACTACCAATATTAATTATCAACAAAGTAGTTCTGTATTAATATCTTCTGGAAGTAACAATACAGTTGTCGGAAAAAATAATTTTATTGGATTATCCGGTAAAATTACAGTAACCAAAGCCACTACAAGTGAAATTAGTTTATTTTTATTAAATAATATCAATGGTTTGCCATATTATTCAACACTTTCAAGTTCCTTGGCTACTTCAGCCAGTTTAGGTAAAGTATTAAAAATCACCACCACTGATTATTATAATGCATTTACCGCTTCTGTACAAAGACGCAATTTTACGGTAGGTAAAACAACTAACTATAGTTTGGCAAATTTTGATTTCCAAAAATCACGTTTTTCAGGATCTATTTCATCTAGCGCAACTACGTATTCATTGGTATTTGATACAAATACATTTGGTAATATTTCTGGTTCTCAAAATACTGCTCCTAGATCATCTACTCATCCGTATTACAGTTATTTGACTGCTTCATATACATTAATCGGAAATACCGTTGTATATGGATTAGTTTTTGCTAAATGTCCATCATCTCAAACTACTAATTTTTCAACGGCTAATTATAATTTGGCTAAGTCTACAGGTAGTTATGAATTCCGCGTTGATAATTCAAGAATATCTCTTAGCGGTTCAATCAATGTGAAATTTGGATCCGTAGCAGCTACAAGTTTAGTAAATGCTGGATCGACTGATGGCACAGGAACATTAAGTGGCAGTGTTTTATACGCTGACCAACAATTAAATATAGGCGGAATCGGTCCTATTTTATTTACCAAGAAAGGCGCTCCATCGAATGCACAATATCCATATTATTATTTAACTTCAAGTGTACAAGCACAAGATGTAAGTGCAGAAACTGCAATTTCTACAGCGTTCGCTGAAAGTACTGCTACAAGTGTATTATTTAGTAGTTCTTATTTTAACGATACTAGTATTGGATATAATAGAGACGTGTTAAATGTTTCTAGTGGAAACGTTCAATTACTAAGCGGTAGTGTTGCTTCTGTTCGTGGATCAGGAACATGCGTTGCTGGTTTACAGTTAAAAGGTGTAATTAGCGGTAATTATGGTAAATATACAGGAACATTTACGCCAGACGGAACAAATAGTAATGACCCATGTAATCCAAATACTTCAGGTCGTCAAAATATGATTTTGGCAGTATTGGCTAACACTCAAAATGCTTCTGCTCAATTTAGCAGTGATTACGAGGTATATGGATTCAATAACACTACATTATCACAACTAACTAGTTCAACATTCCCATATAAGAATTTGATCAATCCAAACGAAAACGTTTATAATTTGGCTTTAAGATATAACTTTACAAATCCAAATGGCAGCGTTTCTTCTGGTACATACGGATATTACGATTTCAGTCTAAATGAAAATGATAATAACTATATTAAAGACGTATTTGGAGTTGATCCAACAGTTGGTAATCCTGATAAACAAATTGCTGGTCAAAAAGTTGAAGCTGCTTACAACTACGTTCTATTTGAAGATAGTATCAAGAAGTTCGTTGCTGAAAAAACCAGTAATTTGGGTTGGAAATTGCAAGTTGGTACAAATAGTATATCCGGAAGTACAATTGTGGGTGAACCACTTAAATTTGTAGATCAATATAGTACAAATTTAAACGCCGGTGATAGTCAATTCAGTATCACCAACGCAACTACTCCTTGGATCTATTCACAGAAGATAGCTCCATTTAAAGGTAGTGCGGCTGAATCTCCGGAACCAACAAAATTCCAATTATTCAGAGTACATACTTTGAGCGACGGTACATTAAGTAATAAAAAATTTAAGATTGAAATTAGTAATGTTAAATTAGCAGGTACCGTACCTGGCAGCGATTGGGGCAGTTTCACATTAGCAGTACGTGCTTATAGTGATACCGATAAGAAGCCTAAGTATCTTGAAATTTTCCAAAATTGTAATTTGGATCCAGAATCAGCAAACTATGTAGCACGTAAAGTAGGCGATAGATATGCTTATATTACCTACGCTGGTAAAATCATTCAATTTGGAGATTTTGTTAACTTAAGCAGATATATTAGAATTGAAATGGCCGATACTTCATATCCGGTTAGTTCAGTACCATACGGATTTGAATCATATAGTACTCCGATTGATAGTACAGCTAGTATTTATGTTCCTTACATTCAATATAGTAAGGCAAGTATCTATGGTTTAGCTCCAGGTAAATATCCTTCTGGTACAGTGTTTGGAGGTGTACCACAAACGGACGATGAAATTCAATCTCTATATCCTACATCATCATTTGGTGTCGGTGTAGAAAATAATACACACCAATACTTTAATCCACTACCTTACTACGGCAATACAGATTCAAATGGTCTAAATATAGACTTTGATCTAGAAGATAAAGTTTGGGGAACAAGTACTGCTAAATACTATGCTCAAGGTACTTCTGCAAGTACAGGTTCTTTATTAGCACCAAGTTTAAGTGGTAGTATTCCAAGTACCTATGACGCCGTTAATGAAAGTACGTATGTTAAACTACGTAAGTTCGTTGTTGGTTTCCAAGGTGGATTTGATGGTCAATGGCCAGCAATTCCTATCAACGTAGGTAGTGCTATTACGCCAGGTAATACACAAGGTCTAGACTGTACAAATATCAACAGTCCAGGTAGTATTGCTTATAAACAATGTATTGCTGCTCTAGGTAATGCCGATGAATTTGATATCAACTTGATTGTATTACCTGGTATCTTCCGTGAGATGCACAGTTATGTTACCGAATTGGTAATTGATATGTGTGAAACTCGCCAAGATTGTTTCTATATCATGGATAATGTGGTGTTCCCAGCAAGCAATCAAACCGTAGGATTGATTGATGCAGCAGTAAATACTGTAGCTACAGTTGATAGTAATTATGTAGGTACTTATTATCCGTGGGTTAAGATCCTAGATACCAATACCAATAAGATTATTAGTGTACCACCTTCAGTTGTATTACCAGCGGTTTATGCTGCTAATGATAATGCTGCCGCTGAATGGTACGCTCCAGCCGGTTTAAACCGTGGTGGTATTCCTCAAGCAGTACAAGTACTTGATAGAGTAACACACAGCGAACGTGATACACTCTATGAAGGTCGTGTAAATCCAATCGCAGCATTCCCTGGCCAGGGTATCTGTGTATGGGGTCAAAAGACTCTTCAAATCGCTCCAAGTGCTTTGGATCGTATCAATGTACGTCGTTTGTTGATCAACTTGAAGAAGTTTATCGCGAGCTCAAGCAACTACTTGGTATTCGAACAAAACGTAGCTGCTACACGTAACAGATTCTTGAGTATCGTAACTCCATATTTGGAATCTGTACAACAACGTAACGGTATTTACGCATTCCAAGTCAAGATGGATGAAACTAATAATACACCCGATTTGATAGATAGAAATATTCTATATGGTCAAATCTATATTCAACCAACTCGTACTGCTGAATTTATTATACTCGATTTCAACATACTTCCTACAGGAGGGGCTAGTTTTAATGTTTGATAATAAATAATTCACAAAACCTCGCTTAGAAATAAGCGAGGTTTTTGTTTTAATTTTTTGGTTAGTCGGTTAATATTTATTAAATATCATATTAACTCTGTATTAATTTATATAAACAAATTGGTATGTCATTTGTAGATAACACTACGTCTGGATATCACTATTTTCATAAAAACAAAGGAGTACCAATTGAAAGAAAAACTTGAAAAATTTGATATTAATTTAAGTGAATGGCAAAATATGCAAATTAATGGTTATGATAGAATATGGGACTGTGGACATATGAAATTTGAATGGAAACGTAATTAATACATATTTATATAATATGATACGGTTAAAATCTATACTTGCTACGGCCAAACAAGAAAATGACACAAATCATTTAGTTAAAGAACAATTGTTAAAAGATTCTTCGTTAATAGATCAAGTGATAAATGACACAAACGTTCTTGTTGTTAACAATTTAAAAACGATAAAAGATATTTTGTCAAAAGAGCCACTGGATAAAGAAAAGTTAAAAATAGCATTAAATAATTATAAACGTTATTTTAATAGAGATAACGGAGGTACACCTGAAGTTATTAGAGGAATGACTTTTCAAAAAGAGTTGGAAAATCTTTTAAAATGATTAGTTTAACCGATCTATTGTTAGAAGCCAAACTTCCTCAAAGCGAGCAAGATATGGATCTTTATGCTCGTAAATACAAAAAAACAATAGATTATTTACGTACCAAGAACAAAGTACTATTGTTAACTACCAGTAATAGATGGAGTCAACACAAAGACGATGTTCCAAAGAGTACTCAATTAGCAATTAAAATACAAGAATTATTGGGTAAAGAAAAAGTCACATTGATTGAAGTACCCAGTTTAAATATAGCTCCGTGTGAAGGCAATGTTAGTAGCAACTTAAAATACGACGGAAATCATTGTGGCGTTGCAAAAGCATTATTAAAAGATAAAGAAAAGAATCCAAGTGGATATCATCGTTGTTGGGCAAGTCTTAATGAAAAAGGGGATGAACTTTGGAAGATTACCAAAGAACTGTTTGAAAGTGATTGTGTAGTATTTTTTGCTAGTGTTAGATGGGGTCAAGCTAATGGTTATTATCAAAAACTCATTGAACGTTTAACTTGGATTGAAAACAGACACTCTACTCTTGGAGAAAAGAATGTTGTAAAAGACATTGAAGCTGGATTTATTGCAGTTGGACAAAATTGGCACGGTAAACAAGTTGTTGAAACTCAAAGAGCAGTATTAGGCGATTATTACCAATTCAAAACATCAGATGTATTGTTCTGGAATTGGCAATTTACACAAGATGATACAGACGAAACTAAACGTTCTTATGATAAAGCAGTTAGAGTGTTTGATAAAACATTTTTAAAACCATATGATAAAGCTGAATAATATATTAAACGAAGTAATACAAGAAGGCGGCGCTGGAGGCCATATGGCACATCCATTTGATTTTGTAAATACAGGAGCTAAATTAGTGGATGTATTTTCTAAATCTGTAAAGTCATTAAAACAAGGCGCTGGCAGTGTTAAAATAGATGGTGTAAATGCTAGTATTCGTTTGGTAAATGGACAATTTGTGATGGATCGTGGTAGCGCAAAACCACTTGATATCAAAGGAATGCGACCAGAAGACTTGCCTAGTCGATTTGAACCAGGCCACGGATTTATAAATATTGGTACCAAAGTAATTAATATTTTTGATGAATCAATTCCTAGTACAAAATCAGAATTAAAAAAATTAGGATTGTTAGATAATCCAAATATATTGTTTAATATAGAATATGTAGAAGGACAAACCAATGTTTTGGGTTATGGCGAAATAGGAAACTTTTTAGCTATTCACGGATTGAAAGAAATTAAGCCAAAAACATTTGGTAAAGATGGAAGTGTTAAATCGAGAGTAGCCAGTGAAATTCCATATGACAAAATAGCGATGCAATCTTATATAAATAAATTAAATAAGATTGCTATGAAGTATGGATTTAAGGTGCTGGGTAGTGTTGATACTACTTTCAAATCAGAACCAAAACTAGCAAGTGTTTTAACTCAACCAGTTACATTGTATCCAACGGGTGAAGCTGTAACTAAGTCTTTGAAGGATTGGTTGAAAGGTTTGAAGTTTACAACTCCACTAATTACAAGAGAACAATTTTTGAAAGCGGTTGAAAGTAGAAATATTAGTCAAAATTTTGCTGGGCAAGATTTAAATAAAGTGGTAAGTGATACAATTGTTTATTTAACTACGATTAAATTAGGCGATGAAATATTAAAAAATGCTACAAGTGAAATCGGAGATCTAGATAAACATGAAGGTATAGTTGTAAGAGATACCAGTATTAGTTCTAACCCATTTAAAATTACAGGAAGTTTTATTATAAAAGGTCTCGGAAGTAAGTTTAAGAAATAAAATAAATACGTATTTGTTATGAAAAAAGCATCAGGTAAAAGTAATCTATCAATTGTAAAAGATTACGTCGAAGGCAACCGTCCATTTGTACAGTTTGGTTACGATCCCAATTTAAACAATAATAAACGCAAAGAAGGTGAAGAGTGGGAAGACTCACAAGGTAGAAAGTGGATTTGGAAAAATGGTGTAAAACGTAGAGTTCCAAAGAAAGCTAAAATTATCAACGAACAACGTTGTAAAGAATGTAATATGGATGTTCGGTGGGGGAATTATTTAGATGATCGTGTATGGCCAAAAACGGGCATGTGTTACGATTGTTATATTAATTTTCAAACCAATCTGAAATTGATTGGTATGTTTGAAATTTACAACGAACTTCAAGATTTGAAGAATGAACGTAGTATTTTAGAAGACTATAAGAAAAAATTTGAAGAAAGCAAAAAATTTTGTGAAGAAAATCAAGGTAAACCAGTTGAATTTTTAGAAGAAGATGGTTCTTTTGAACGATGGGAAGGTATTCAAGATTATAATAAAATACTAGAAGATTTAAATAAAGATTTGGAGTTACTCTATAAACGTTTAGAAGAACTAAATGCCAAAATAAAAGAGTACGAAGAACAATATGAGTCAGCAAAATCTCAGAGAAATAATAAAAAGTGAGTATAAGAAGTGTATAGAAGATCCTATATACTTCATGAAAAAGTACGTTAAGATTCAACATCCTATAAGAGGAACAGTTGGATTTGAACTATACCCATTTCAAGAAGAGGCTTTGGAAGAGTTTGTTGATAATCAATTAAACATTGTTCTTAAAAGTCGTCAGATGGGTATTAGTACTCTTACCGCCGCATATAGTTTGTGGTTAATGACGTTCCACAATGATAAGAATATTCTTTGTATTAGTATTACTCAAGAAACCGCAAAAGAAATCGTTACCAAAGTAAGATTTGCAAATGATAATCTTCCAAGTTGGTTGAAAGTTCCTTGTGTAGAAGACAATAGATTATCATTACGATTGAAGAATGGATCTCAAATCAAAGCGGTATCATCTGCCGGTACCGCAGGTCGTTCATCAGCTCTATCATTACTAATTATTGACGAAGCTGCATTTATCGATGGTATTGAGGAAATTTGGCTGTCTGCTCAATATACATTATCTACCGGTGGTAGAGCTATTATATTAAGTACTCCCAACGGCGTTGGTAACTTCTTCCATAAAACTTGGGTTGAAGCTGAAGAAGGTAAAAATAACTTCAAGACTATACGATTGCCATGGCATTTACATCCAGAAAGAGACCAGACTTGGAGAGATAAACAAACAGAATTGTCGGGTGTGAAAGGAGCCGCACAAGAATGTGATTGTCTATGGGGAGACTCTGTTGTTAGAGTTAAAGATAAATTGTCTGGAAAAGAATTTGATATTTCTTTGGAAAAGTTATATTCTGGGGATTTACAATTATATGTATAATACATGAATGTGATTGCGACTCATACGCATATGCCTAAAAATTATGCATCTATAGGATGGAATAAAATCAAACAACAATTAAGTTGTGAAACAGATTTATATTCAACCGAGGAAACAAAATCCGAATTGTTAAAAAACGATTATTATAAATTTTTATTTGGTCGTGCAAAGAATAGAACTTTGATGAAACAAAATCCAAAATTATACAAATCTATTCTTTTTCATACGGAGATTCTAGAAAAATCATTTAAACAACAACAAAGTTACAAGGGATGGTATAGTTTTTCGTACCGAATTCGTTTTATTGTTGAACATAACTACGATTTAATAAAATTGAAATGTCAATGTGGAAAAAAAATAACATGGACTAAATATTGTCGTAGATGTCCTGAATATCATAAAACCCAGACCGGTAAATCACACACTCCGGAAACAAAACAAAAAATGAGAGTATCCGCGTTAAAGTATCTATCAGAAACAAAAGGACAAATTATACCCCGTTATAACAAGAGATCAATACAACTGATAGAGGAATTTGGTAATAAACATGGATATACATTTAGACATGCTGAAAACGGAGGTGAGGTTTTTCTTAAAGAACTTGGTTATTGGTTGGATGCATATGATGAGAAAAATAACGTCGTGTTGGAAATATATGAAAAAAGACACTATAAAAATGGTAAATTGAAACAACGAGATTTCCAACGAGAAAATGAAATTAAAAATTTATTAGGGTGTAAATTGTTCACGATTGACATATGAATCATTCGAAAATTAAACTAAATACTAGATTTCAGATTTTGACTCCGACTGGATATCAGGATTTTTTTGGAATCAGAAAAGTAAAAAAAGATTGTTATTATACCATTTTATTGAGTAACGGAAAAATAATAAAATGTTCGGATAATCATTCATTTATTTACAACAACGTCGAGGTTCGATCTCATGATATCAGTATTGGATCAAAAATATCAGGAGTTGATGGTATAGAGGTGGTTGTTGTATCAATAGAAAAATTTGAAAACACGATTGATTTGTATGATATAGTAAATGTATCAGGTGGTAATATTTTTAATGTAGATGGAATTGTTTCACATAATTGTGATTTTTCTACTTCTGGTAATCAAGTTGTTAGTGTAGATGTTCTTGAGTTTTACAAACAAACATATTTAAAAGATCCTATAGAAAAACGTGGTAACAATCAAGATTTATGGATCTGGGATTATCCAAATTACAGCAAAAACTACATATTGACGGCGGATTGTGCTAGAGGAGATGGTGGAGATTTTAGTGCATTTCATGTTATTGACATTGAAACAATGGAACAAGTGGCTGAATACAAAGGTCAACTAACCACTAAAGATTACGGTAATTTATTAGTCAGTGTAGCTACTGAATATAATAACGCATTGTTAGTTGTAGAAAATAACAACGTAGGATGGGGAACTCTTCAACAGATTATAGATAGAGACTATCAGAATACGTTTTATAGTGCAACCGATCTTACTATTGTAGATGTAGAAAAGTCTTATAGTAATAAATTACACGCGCAAGATAAAAAATTAGTCGCTGGGTTTACAACAACGAGTAAAAATAGACCATTAATAGTGAGTAATTTAGAGTTATTTTTTAGACAAAAACAAGTTATAATCAAATCAAAACGGTTATACGAAGAATTGAATGTATTTATTTGGAACGGACCGAAAGCCGAAGCGATGAGAGGTTATAACGACGATTTGGTGATGTCTATTGGTATAGGATTATGGGTTCGTGAAACTGCTTTGAGGCTTAGAAACGATCAAATTGCATATAATAAAGCTATGATTTCTAA